CACAGTTGCATCTGTGGTTGCATTGGCATTTAGTGTAATGCTTTGATCTTGAACGTATAAATCTTCTACATTTCTGTAATTTAGGTTACCGTCAACTTCTATATTACCTGTAACATTGATGTTACCTGTAAAGTTATGTGTTTGAGTAGCACTATTACCAAATGTAACAACACCTGTTGTTGTAATGTTTCCGGAACCATTAAGTCCATTGTCTTGAATATATGCTTGTGCTTGTGCGTTTGTTATACCACCACCACTTGCATCTGCAGGTGTGAATGTAAATACACCTGTTGTATTTGAATAACTTAAAGAGCCATTACCACTTGGTGAAGATGTACTTACACTTATAGCCGCTCTGCTTCTTGCGTCAGTATAATATAAATTTGTATTTTCTGTTAAATCGTTTGTGGTTAAAGTACCAAAGTTAGCAATATTACCGCTACTACCTAAGTCAATAGTAGTACCATTGACTGTTATATTGCTGTTTGCCAATGCTGAATTTTGTACTGTTTCTGACGTTTTTTGTATAATAGATGCATAATAATCAGTACCATCATATATAACAGTCATTGTGTTCCATGCATTAGGATTTGTATCTAACACAGAACTTTCATTAGCAAATTCCCAATTTGTCCAGTTACTTGCATGTGTAGTAGTGTCTATTTCATTACCACCTGCTGGACTTTGTTTTAAGAATAGTGTTGCACTACCGCCTGTAGCAATATTGCTTAATGTAATACCTGTAACATCACCAGATAATGTATATGTATGAATTGTACCATTAGTTATTTCTGCACTTATGTTACCACTTACATTACCGTTGGCTACAACTGTTTCTTGATATTTTTTAAGTGTTAAATCATCTAATGTTTGTTCTAAACCAATTACACCTGTTGAACTATCATATGTTATAGGTGCTGTATTTGAAAGTTGTCCACGTATATCAGCAGTACTTACACCTGTATATTGAATTATACCATTACTATTTGCTGTACTATCATATGCTAAATTACCAAACCCACTTACGTTTGATATGCTGATTGCTTGTCTTATATCAGAATTAGATGTTAATGAGGTGTTACCTATTGTAACATTTGATGTATTTTGGCTAACAGATACATTTACGTTGTCACTGCTTACAGAAACGTTAGGTTGCGTAATTGTTACTAATACATTTGCTACTGCCATTACAGTCTCCTTATGTTAGTGACACAAACGATGAATCTGCTAATATATTTCCTATTGCTTTATCGCCTGGAGAATATCTTTCAATCACTGCCCATCTATGTGCTTCAGTTGTTGAGGGTGTTTGCCCTGAATCAGTCCATTTTACAGAGAATACTGTAATTGGCACATTTGTTCTTGCGTCTGGCATCAAAACATTACCTGCGTATAAGTTAGAAGGCATTGTGATGTTTACTGTACCTTCTGAATTATTTCTGTTTGACACATTTGCCGCACCTACATCTACATTTGCAAAATAACCAACTACATTACTTGTACTAAAAACAGGATCACCTGTGTTTACATTGTATGTAACTGTATCCACAACAATAGTCTGTGCATCTAACTCAAAAGAGTAATTAGATATGTCAGTACCATAATTGTAAGTAAATGTTTTTTGTTCAGATGGGAATTTTTCGATTACTTGTACATCGTCTGCTCCGCCAATGTACTGCTTAAATGATAAGAGTCTTCCGCTCATTGATATTCTCCTGTTGGACTAACAAATATAACGTGTTCGTTATATTCTATTATATTTATCTATTTTGTGTATTATGCTATGTTTGAAGTTGAAACAAACCTAAATTGTGCATATGGATAACGTATTTTTATACTACCACTACCACCTTCTGTTATTTCAGATCGTGATTGTAGTGTACCTCCTCCACCGCCTCCAGTGCCGTCAGTACCATCTGTGCTTGTAAATACACTACAATTTGCACCAGGAAAAGCATTTAAGTTAGTGGAGTATCCAGTTCCTCCTCCATATCTACCTAAACCAGGACATATATTATCACCATTTGGATAAGTGATATTTGCTCGTGTTCCTGAAATATTAGCAAAAGGATTATTATCTAATCCACTACCAGCACCGCCAAATCCTAATCCTATATTTGCAGTATTGTCAAAATTTAATCCAGGATTTGTATCATGTGTCATTGTTAGTGCCCAATCAAAGTCAAAATTTCTTATATCTTTGCTACTTTCCCATATAACACCTGGCGCACTGGTAGGTATCACACCAGATACACCTGTTCTTGCATATCGTGCCTGAAATTCAGCACTACTTGTCCAACCAGAACCTGCAGAGCCCCATACACTACCAGGAGGCACATAATTATTTTCATGATCATAGCCTGAATACTGAGGATCTCCAGTAGGAGTAGGTCCGCTGTTTAATCTACCACCATTACCATCTCCATAAAATCCGCCTTGTGTTACATCACCAGCACCACCGCCTGTTGCTAACATACTGAAAGAACCTGTGCCATTAAATACTATTGTGTTATTACCTGCACCTATAGTTGTGTTGGCATTACTTGGTAAACGTTGTCCTTCTCCTACTACGTTTGCATTTCCTCCTGCACCTACACTTAAAACATAAGTGTTACCTTCCACAAAGTCATTTAAGGAATAAGAGCGGAATACTACTGCACCACCGCCACCACCTGCTACATTACCAGCACCACCGCCTCCAACTGCAAGTACTTTAACCATACCTGCGGCGTTTTGTAAAGATGTAGGCATAGAGGGTATTCCTACTGTTTGCACATATTGATAACTGTTTGCTTTACTGTTCATGCCTGTTACATCAACATTTCCTATTTCATTGTAAATCCTTATAGAACCGCCACTATTTGTAAATATTTGATATCTGTTACTACCTATATCTGTAATATAAAATGTTGTATTTGCAAGATGACTTACATTAGCCGGTACGTTTTCAAATTCAACTGCTTGTGTGCTTGAAAAATTAGGATTTTTATCAAATACTATTTGATCACCTACGCCTGTAGTTAAATTACCCACGTATGTAACACAATCTGTTAGTGTAAATACATTTGATGTAGTACTATAGTAACTTTTGTTGTTTCCTGTGCCGTCAGTATTAAAAACATAATCATATACAGCGGCACTTTGAGCACCAAGACTGTTAAATGTCATAGTAGTATTACCTACTGCTGTAACATCGTGATATATACCTTTATATGTGATATCATCTATACCATTTTGTGTTGATATTGTGGTGTTACTACTACCTGGTATAGAAATATTAGGTCCTGATACTGCATAAACAAATAAAGTGTTAGCAGTTGCAAGAGAATCGCCTTCTGGACTGCTTTTAATTTTAGGAACTATTTCTTTATCACCATATGATGTATCCATATTCAATGTTCTGGATACTGTTGCATTACCGCTTGAATCTGTTGTAAAATAACTGTGATCATTACTATCAGTAAAATCACCATCAACTGAACCATCAAAATGCAAACATAAATCTGTGTTAGGAAGATTAGTACTTATATCTAATGTAATTGTTTTATAATTTCTTGTTGTTTGATATGCTGATCTTGTTGTGTTATCATAAGCATCTGTCAAGTCATTACCACTTAATGACAATGAATTAATTGTAACAACAGGATCAAAAGGTATTGCACTACCATACCTTTTTCTATTACTAAAAAATTTACTACTTCCTATAGGCATGTGTTACTCCGGTGGTGTAGGCCAAACAATATCACTTTCACTGGATACATTACCCAATGTTGCAGGCAAGTCTCTCAATGCTTGTCTGTATGTTTGCCATTCTGCTTTTTTTGTGCTACTTAATGGAGAATCTGGTACTTGAGTCCAGTCACAAAATTTTAATTTTATTGTACGTCTTTGTCTGAGATATTCATTCCAGTCAGTTGCAGGCGTATCATCTACTACTGTTAAAGTTGATAAATCTATCTTTTTGTCTTTAATATCCACATAACCATTAATATATGCTAAATTAGGTTGTTTAGATAAATTTTTATTTAACATGTGTTCAGGTATATTTCTACAACTGTATATTTTACCTGTAACTGAATCATATATTATTCTATGCATTACTGTCTCTCACCTTTAGTAATATGTACAACTTGATACTTCATGTTACCAAATGATCGTGGTGCAACATTACTTGTATCAATACTGCTATATCCTTGTACACGAATATTTGCTGTTTTTGCCTTAAAATCTGCAGGTAATCCATAAGTTGCAGGATCATTACTGAATTTTGTTTGACTTGTTACTGTGGGTATAGGTACATCAAAGTTAGTAAACGTTTGTCCACCACCGCCTATATTGTGTGTACTTGTTGTAGTAGTATTTGCAAAAGTTATATTACCTGCTGTTTGAAACCCTAAATCATAAGCACCACTTATAGTACCTCCTGGTGTTGCAAAAGCATCAAAAGAATAATCTCCAATGTCTGCATTTTCAATATCATATTCTGCTACAGGAATAAGGTCAGTCATTACAGTACCATTAGCAACACTATTATTACTTAAATTTGCATCTTCTATTTGTACTCCTGCACCAAAGTCCTGCATGTTTTGGTTAACAATAACATTACCAAATGTATTACCTGGAAGTGCTGTAACATTACCATATTGTTGATTAAACAAAGGTCCTATAAATATTGGACCAATAACTGGTAATTTAGGTATATCTATATTTGCTGGAGGAGATGTTTCTGTAACAGTTGTTTCAGCATAATAACCATCACTGTATTCAATTGCACTGATTTGTGCTGTAACCATACCTGTATCATCTTGTTGTTCTGTGACTCTCATAACGCGGAATAACTTGTCTGTCCAACCATATAAATCGTTTGTAACTTTAATTACATCTCCTACATCACTTTGTATTCCGCTGAAGTCACTTACAAATTGTATAACTGTACCTACTCTACTTTGGTTAAGATCAATGTTTGCAAGACGTTCTGCTCTCATGTTATCATTGATCATGTCTAACTTATAATTTAAAATATTATCAGGCTCATTAGGATTCCTGTCACTACCTGGTGTTTCAACTAATACAGTATTTGTTTGGTCTTTTCTGGTGTTATCTGCAAATTCTACTTCAACACCATTATATAATGCATATAATTCTGTTGAACTAATATCTATTTTACTAACAATATTGTCATCATTATATACTAAACAATTGGCCTTTTCTGCTGTACTTAATTCTCTGTTTGGTATTGCTTTGAATTTACCTTCTTTAACATTAAATGAAAAGAATGTGCCGGCCGCTTGACAAATTTTATCTATGTTTGTTGCACAAGGATCAAATGTACTTAACATGCCATTAATCTCATATCTGTCATGTGTTGTACTTACGTTACCATATGTTCTATATGTTACTTGTTCTGCACTATACCCTTTCATTGCTGTATTGGCTGTGCCTGTAATACTTGTAACATCTATTTGATCTGTTGACAATCCAGCACCATATCTTGTGGACGTTAAGTAATCATATAACACATCACCTGGATTGCTTAATGTGTTTTTCATTTTGAATGTCATTTGTGGCAATCCTGTTAAACCATTTTCTGCGTCATAATCTATTTGCATAACTGCAAATACCATTGCATTTGCTGTATGGTTTACTCCCCAATGTGGCACAATAGCAGATGCGGCTGTACTACTACCTGTTCCAGATGCTGGAAATATAACATCTGATCCTGAACTACCGCCTTGATATATGTTTATTCTTACATTACCATTATATGTTGTTGCTGTACTTTGGTTAGGTCCTATATGACTTGTTACAGTATTACCAGAAAACACCAATTGGTCATCATTCATAAAAATTTGACTACAACTAAAAGTACCTGTTTGCGTTTCTTCACTCAATGCAATACAATAAGTCATTGTTTTGTTTTCATTACTAATTGCGGCATCAAAGATAGGGCCAGATGTGAACACGTTACCGTATAATATGGGCAATTTGTTGTCTGTTGCAGGAGGTAACTGTATGGTTACACCTGGATCTCTGCCCTGATCCATTGAAGGTGGTTTGAACACACCCAATGCTCTTGCAGTACCATATGCAAGTCCGCCTGCAATGATTGATGTTGCAATAGTGGCTAAAACACCTGTTAAACCTATTGATCCTACGATTGCTGTTGCTATTGCTGTAAATACTGCCATTGTTTACCCCCTAAATGCCCAATTATAGTCTATGGCTTCCCAACCTCTTTCTTCTAATTTTAAATCTGGGGTGGTTGCTAAAGTTGTAAGTGTAAATGTTGATATATGTCCTCTGTCTTTGGCTTCTATACCAATTGCAATATATCTGTTAAGTAATCTTGCACCTGCTGACGTACCTCTGTATTTGTCCTCTACCCACCATGCAACTTCTGTCATACGTTTGACATGAGGTAACCATAAATCTCCCTGTATGGTTGCGAGAAGCATTCCTACGACCCTATCATTGTGTTCCACAACAAGTGCAACACCTGTTTTAAGTATATGATCAATAACTTTGTTTACATGTACAAAATCATACTTAGGAGCATGTAAATCTTCAATAGGATTGAAGTTGGCAAAGTCTATCATTAAACGTTTGATATCTGAATAATCTTTTACTTGTGCATTTCTTACTTTCATATTACCTCATTTCAGATCTTTGACGTCTTCGGCCGCCGCCTCCGCCGCCTCCGCCGCCTCCGCCTCCGCCGCCTCCGCCGCCGCCATATCCATAACCTTGATATTCTTTACCAAAGTCAAAGGATATATTGTACAACTGAGGGACACGATCAAACACTTGATCATTTGGAAACAGTCTTGCTCTGTCGTCTGGATTTGTACGTTGTCCATTAATTTTGTTTTCTAATAATGCATTTATACTTGCACATGTTACTGTAACACTATTTGTTAGTGTACTTCCTGGTGTAAAGTCCTCTTGTATTGCAAAGTTAGTGATAACACCTTGGAAACGTTTATACACTTGTGAAGTGTCTAATTCATGCGTAGTTGTATCATAAAAGCCTCTGTAAACACTTATATTACCGCCTTTAACTGGCGTTGTAAGTATAAGACTTAGATAATTTTGTTCAGAAGGTATTCCACTTAATGTGAGACTTATATCACCATTTGTTGTTCTGATGTCTTCTTGAAATTCACTTACTTGTAAAAAGGAACCTAATTCAGTATATGTATTTGAATTATATGTAACAGGTTTATAAGCACCACTAATATAATATGTTGTGCCATCCAGTGTTAAATCCACAAGCAAACAACTGCTTATGTGGTCCTGTTGTACTGGTGTTATTGTGGTTGCCATTAAGTTATTACCTCAACTAATTCAAAATTACTGCTGAATGCTATTCTGTCATGTGGTACAACTGAATATTTGGGTAGATTTGTAATTTTTACTTGCCATCTTACATCATTACCAACTTTTATACCACCACTTGTTAAAGCAACACCGTCCTGGGATAAAACAGGACGATGTACCGGAATAGTGACGTTAGACCCTGTACTAAATGTAACATCACTCGTCACTTGATAAGGATATCTATATGTATCAGTGTTGCCTTTGGGTTGAATATAGTCGCCTTTTTTAAATAAATTACCACTTCCTGTAGCACTACTGCAATTTATATACAATTCACTAAATTTTTTTGCGACATTATCGTATTGTGCGGAAGTTTCCATGTGTCCTGGTTCGATCAGTTGGGCATTGTGATTTTCAAAATTGTGTCTATAGGTGTAAAAATTTAGATATAATTTTTCCATACCATAAGCCATTGGACCTGTTTTTTTCCAGTTTAGGAATGTGCCCTGTTTACTTGTGAACGCAAATATTTTTTTTTTTTTTTTTTACAACAAAGACAAATTTTCGTTGATTTTTTTGTCTCCGGTTGCCGTGTGTATAAGAATATCATAGTTTGGTAGATTCCTGATGCAATTCCTGTCTGTTATGTCTAGCATGTCCTTGCCATAATAATCTCCGTCGATGTATTTTTTAAGACTGTTTGAGAGAGTACCATTTCCGCCTGTGATCAGAGTCATCATACAATTATGTCCACATCGTTTGCGTAATTAGTGAAGCCATTTTCTTTAACAACTTTCAATACCGAGTTCACCCTACTGACCAATTCGTCCTTGTGTGATATTAGGAAAACATTTTTTTGTTGTGTCCTTGACATGTCTTTGAGCACTGCCATTGAACTCTCAACACCAGATATGTCCATGCCTGCGTCCACCAGTTCGTCAATGAACAACAAGTTGATCTGTTGATATAAACTTTCCCACACGTCTCTGAACGCCCAACTCATGCTGAGTATCAGTCTGTTTCTTTCTCCTCTGCTTAAATTATCAAAATCAAGTTCTCTGCCCAGTTCCTCGATACGCACACTTAGGTCTGCCTGGAACGTGACCGTGTGTGGCAGTTTGACCTTGCCCAGGAAGAACGCCAGTCGCTGGTTCAGGTAAGTCAAGTTCTGTTCTATGATTCTTGTTCTTATGAAACTGTCTTTCGCAGTCAATAACTTGTACAGGAAGTCCTGGTGCCTGTGTAAATCTTCCAGTTCGTTGGCCTTCTCGTAGTCTATCTTCTGTATGGCTTTCTTCTCTAATTCATCTATCTGTTCGGCGTACGTGTTTTCCTGTTTCTCTGTCCTCTCCAACTGCCTCTTTAGGTCCTGTAATGATCCCTTGTGGTTGTACGCCTCGTCCATTGTGTCATAGTAGGTGTCTGGGATCTGCCCTATGTCACCTATCTCGTCGATGCCCTGTTGTATCTTTGCAAGATCTTGCTTCAGTTGGTTTGCGTAGTCTGTTGATTCTATCAGTTGTGCTTTCAACTTGTCCTGCAGGTGTGTGTGCTTGTCATCGTGCAGTTCCTGTTCACATGTGGGACATTTCTGTTGTTCTGCGAACTGTAGGTCTGTTTTTGTTTTCT